ACCGGCAAGGTCATCTACTTGGCAAAGCAGTTCTGAACCGGCAGCAAAGTATCGGGTGGCTGTGCCTGCGTTGTAGAACTGGCGTTGGCAGTACCCGTCGATGGCACGGGAAGCAGAGTCAATCGCCATCTCAATCAGGGTGTCGTCAACTGCATCGGTGATCCGCAACGCCGATTTCACCGCAGTCAAAGTTGTATAAGCGTTTGTTAGTGCCATCTATAACCTGCCATCCAACCAGTTCACAAGCCTTCCAAACCCTTCAGCGTAGTTCACGGTCTGCATATCCCCATACAGGTTCCGAAACTTGCTGCTGTCGCAGTCACGCCCAAAGACTCCTGACGGTTGGTTGTGGTCATGTTTGATCCATGCGTTAGGCGCACCGGCAGCATCTAGGCAGATTTGCTGGATGTCGTTGCAGGTGGCTGCGCCCTCATAGCCGATGTTCACCGGCCCGTTGTAGTCGCCTTCGGTTACGGCTTCAATCATGCGCACAGCGTCATCAACGTGCAGGTAGGAACGCATCTGTATGCCCGACCCCCACATATCCACCTTGCCGGTGTCACGGGCTTCCAAAGCTTTACGGGCAGCAGCCATCGGGAACTTTGTGCGCTTCCCTTCGTACTCCTGCCCTTCACCGTAGATCGTGTGCAGGATGCCTACCCGAACATCTTGTGGGTGGCGTTCCGCTAGGCGAAGCATCATCAACTTTTCACGCCCGTACATCTGATCCGGTTCGCCTTGCTCAATCATCGACTCGTTCAGTTTTGTTGCCGTGCCGGGAACCATCTGAAACCGTGTCGGGTAGATGCAGGCAGACGACGCTACGAACGCCCGTGGCACTCTGAAGAATCCGATGGTGTGCAGAACACGGAAAGTGATCCTGCTGTTGTTGACGTAGGGCTGGTAGTCGTTTGCGGTGAAGTAGCCAACCCCACCCATGTCGGCTGCGAAGTGGTACACACGATCAACGTCACCGAACGGTGGATCGGTGTGGGTGAGCGTCATGGTGCGTGTCCGGTGGCAGGAGTCCCACACCTCACGCCTGAACGGGTCGGTGGGGATGTTGTTGCCGTAGGCGAAAACCCGATGTCCTTTGTCCATCAGATACCGTGCCATGTGGGAACCGATGAACCCTGATGCGCCTGTGATCGCTATGTCCACAATGACCGCCTTTCTTGGAACAACGCCCGATCTGTTGGCTCGTTGCGGAACGACTTGTTGTACCCGTCATCCAGCGGTGCTTTGCCCCACACATAATGCAGATGCTCAACCGTTGCAGATAGGCACGGCAGGAACTTGCCACGGCTCTTGGCTGTTTCGATGAACTCCGCATCGCACCAGTTGTGGTCGTAGCCCTCATGCAACATCACGCCCGGTTCATCGACGCAGCCTTCCATCGCATAGTGCCGACTGACTAGGTAGTGGGTGGCGTGGTCGCCTGCTAGCACCTGCTGGTTGTGGAGATCGTTTGTGCCGACCACTTCCGCACCGAACGGCATCAGCCCAACGGCAGTCTCAAACCAGCCTGCGTGGAAGGCAAGATCGTCTGCACCGGCGAACAGGTACGGCTCATCGGTTTCCAAAAGCCCGGTGTTGATTGCACCGGCATAGTTGGCTTTGCGCCGGTTGATGATCAGGTTGGCCCCAACAGTGCCGACCACCATGTTGATTGAATCCCTGTCGTCACGTTCGCAAATGAAATAGACGTTGGCGTGTTCGGTCGAAGCCAGCACGTTTTCCGTTATCGCCGGAATCTTGCTAGCCCTGTTCAGGGTGGGGATCAGCACAGCCACCGGCATTAGTACATCCCTTCCAACACCAGTTGCCAAAAGTCGTGACCGGCACGATCCACCATGTCACGCAGTTTGTTCTTGTCATTCCAGCCGGGAATGCTGGTGATGCCCACGTTGCGGTTGGTTTGCACAACACAGCCCGACAGCACCGCTTCCATCACGGAACGGCATTCGGACTCAAACGACAACGGCAGATGCACAAAGGCTTCCGCACGGGCCATGAACTCTAGAACCTGCTCACGGGGATGCTGCGACATGATCACCAACGGGAACCCTGCACCGTGCGCCCACACCTTCGCCTGCATCAAACCTTTCAGCGGATGGTTCCGTGCAGCCCACAAAGCAAACGGTTCTTTCCGCACCTCATGGCATTCGTCGGTGTCGAAATGTGACAGCACCATCTCTGCCCACTTCGGGGTCACCCACCGCAGTTCCCGATCAAGGTGCGCCGGCGTGTGTACCACGAACGGTGCAGCGTTCTCAATCAGGGTCATGCGCCCTGCGGTTTCGGTCTGCTCATGGTGAACAAAAACCATCGGGGATTCTTCAGCCAACCGGAACATGGCTTCTTCTGACAGTTCATCTGTGCCGGTGATCACGATTCGTTCACAGCCGATGGCGTGTTCCCACTCATCAGGTCGAAGAGGGATGATGTCCACAAAGTCAGGTGCGCTAGCCCGGTACGCAGCATCAGACATTTCTGCGCCACCTTTGTAGTGACCGGGTATCCATTTGCCACCGCCCGTGTCAGGCACAGCCCAATGGTGCGTCAGCCATGCGACTCGTTGCTGGTCGCCCATCAGGGAAGCACCGCCATCACAGGCTTCCAGTATTTGTTAAAAACGTGATCCGCACCGTATTGGCTGGCGAACTCTACAGACGGCTTGTGCAGGCTCTCACGGGCTTCATACGCCATCTCTAGTGCGCCGACGATCTCACGCACAAACGGTGTATGGAACCATGACCGTTGCGCTGTGTCCCAATAGGGCTGACAGTCCACCAACCAGCCATGCCCGTTCAGTTCTGTTTGCGCCGTTTGATTGCTAGTGATACAGCGAGTACCGCAGGCTTGTGCTTCCACAACAGGGATTCCAAAACCTTCCCCCATCGACACAGCCAAAAGAACGTCAGCGGCTGAGTACAACGCAGGCAGAACTTCCTGTGGCATTCCATTACGCACAGCATATTGGTCAGCGAACAGAAGCCGGTTCTCAGGGATACCGCAAGCCTTAGCCAGCACCGACAGGTTCACACCGTTAAACCCTTGCACTTCCGTGTGAAGATACAGGTAAGCATCCGGGTGCGTCTTGGCGAAGATAGCAAAGGCAAGCAGGTTCTCCCCGAAAGCTTTGCGTGGTGGCTGCGCACCCTTGTTTGCGCTGTTCATCATCACCACAAAAGCGTCATCGGGTGCGCCCATAATCTTGCGACCCGACACCCCACCGACCGTCGCTGTTGGCTTGAACACAGGTTCGATACCGTGCGGAACATACAGCGCATCCACGCCAGCGTTGTGCAACATGGTCTGCCCGAACTGCGACATGGCAATAGTGGTCACGTTCGGTCGTGCGCACCACGCCAACACATCAGGCGGTGCAGGAGTGTGGTCAATAGGAACCCATGAAGCGATGCTAGGCACAGCCTCCAGCGAACCCGACTTGAACACCCACGCATCGAACAGGGTCATCAGCAACGGTGGCAGGTTTTGATTCCCGTGCGCCCAATGCTGATAGTGGGCAACCATCACATCATCGGAATATGGGGTCAGCCCTTTCGGGTAGATTTCCGTGCCACGCCATTTTGTGCCTGACCCTTCAAGCCCGTAGTTTGCGTGGATGGCAACTTCGTGGCCTTCGGCTTGGAGTCGGCTGACGGTTTGCGCTGTTTGCGTACCGTAGCCGGTTGCACACCACGGTGCGTTTGAGTACCAAAGGATTCGTCTGCCGGGTGCGCCACCCCCAACCGGATCAGCAACTGTGCCACTTCCGGTGGCAGGTCGGTTGGCACGTTTCGTAAAACGACGAGCATTGGACATTGGCCCTTCTTTCGCAGGTACGCAGAATGTTGGCAGGTGAGTGGGTGGGCTGGCCCTGCGCTGTCCAACCCACCCGGCGCAAAGATTACATGACACAAATAGAAAAGGGTGCAGGCTTTTGACCTGCACCCTGATCCAAAGTTTTCCTAACTAGGTCAGGAAGCACCACCGACGAAGTACTTGACTGCCGATGCCTGCGGAAGGTCACCGTCGATACGAACCGTTGCACGGAACGTGATCAAGTCGTTGGCGAATGCGTAGTCGTCGCTGCGGTCGAAGCGGATCGGGCCAGCCATACGCACAAAGTACGAAGGCAGGTGACCGAACAGAACCGACTTGGCAGACGTTGCCGGGGAAGCAAGGTCAGGGTTCTCGAAGATCGGGAAGCCCAACAAGGTGTCCGGCTGACCCAACTGCAACGAAGGCTGGAACAGGTACTGTCCGTACGAGTCCTTCAACTTACGGGTAGCAGCCAACGCCGATGCGTTCATCTGCCAGCCGGTTCCCGGCATACGACGGTATGCGGAGTTGACGCTGTAGGAAAGGTCGATCAGGTTGTCGCCGGTGAATGCACCAGCAACGCCGGTTCCACCCGTGATACCCGAACCTGCTGCAACAGCGATGCCGTTAGGCATGGTGCTGTCTGTGCCGGTTGTCAACGCTGCGTTGACTGCAACACCGATGGAGATACCTGCTTCACGGGCGAGGAAGCCGAGCAGATCAACGCCCGAATCCTCGATCATTTCACGGGACACCTGCACAAGGAAGCCGTACTTGTAAGCGTTCAAGGTGACGAAAGCTTGGAAGGTCGGGTCGGATTCACCGATAGCCGAACCTTCAGCGAACGCCGAAGAACCGCTGTAGGCGTTGGTGCGAGGAACCTGCAAGGCTTCGCCACCGGCTGTGCGGATCATGGTGCTGGTTTCAAGCATCGGGCCAACCACAACCATGTGTTCAACGATCTGATCGTAGAACGAGGTCGGGACTGGTGCGCCGGTGCTGGTCTTAACAACGTCACGCTTCTCAAAGTCGGCAGAACGAATCTCGCCACGGGCAAGCGCACGGATCGTATCTGCGTCGTTGACAATCTTCAGACCGCTGTTCTCCGAACGAAGGCCACGGGTCGCTTCGACCATACGGGCTTCACGCTCTTCATCAGCCTGCAACTGCTTGATGGTTTCTGAACGCTTGTTCAGTTCATCGTTGATACGGGCATATGTGTTCTCTTCCTCAGCGGAAAGATCACGGTTCTCCGCAGCAGCAACGTCAAGAATGGCTTTCGCCTCTTCCCACGCACGGTTGCGGATCTCAATCTGACGTTCAATAAACGACATTTGTTCTCCTGTTGTTTGGATGGTTTAGGGTTGCGCAGTAACGCTGGCGAGGTTCCTCAACCAACAAACAGGAGTGGCTCACACAACCTGCGTGAACAGATTAGAACTGCTGCTTCAGCAAATCAAGATGTTTTGCTTTCAACGCAAGCAGGCTCACAGGGTCGCCTTGTGTGGCACGAAGTTTGCCGACAGCATCCGCAAGCATTTGTGCGTAATCATCGGACAACGGTTTGCCGTTCTCCAGCACCGTCAACGCTTCAGCGAGTTTGTCAACGTCATGCCCGGTTGCTTCGGCTAGTGCGTCAAGACTGCGTACCGTTGCGGTCGTGGCACGGTAGGCAGGGAAGCCAGTCACCACGGACACTTCATGCAGACGCACTTCACGCAGTTCACGGGTCATGCCATCTTCTGACCAGTTATCTCCGTTGCGTGGAACGCTGAACCCGAACGACATGGAATCAACGTCGCCACGTTCCATCATCACCACAAGGTCACGGGCATACGAGGTATCAGGCAGGTCTGCGTCGGTCAGTAAGCCTTTGCTGTCGGTGGATAGGCGCACCGTCTTGGCACGGGTCGAACCCAGCACCAGCGTGGAATCGTGGTTGAGATACATCTTGATGTTGTTACGGCTGCGCAACGTGCGGTCAAACGCACCGGGCAAGATTCGTTCCGTGAACGGCAACGGTTCGCTGTTGCTGTTGAACACGGCAGCGTAGCCACGGAACTGCCACATCCCGTTCGCTGCCTGCCTGACCTCAAACTCCTGATGGTGCTGACGGGTTTCTACCTTGTCTGTTCCACCCTTGCGGATTTCTTCCAGTTCACGCACTCGCCAACTCCGATCCTGTTCTGCTTCGATTCGTTCAACAATGTTCTGTGCGTACTCTTGCGCACGTTGCGCATCCGACTTACTTGGCCCTGACCCCCACAGCAGATGAGCCACCAACCCCGGTGTGATCTCGTCACCCTGCACCGCATCAAGATCATCTATATGTCGGGCAATCCACGGGCCGATCTTGCGCCACTTCGCTTCGCTGATCTCGCCACGGGCCATCAGCCGTGCTTCACGCACCGTTGAAGGTTGCAGACCGTCACCGGCTTCCCCTTCGGCATACAGACGCAAACCACGTTGCGCAGCCTCACGCATATAGGCAGGTGCAGACAGATCAACCGCACGGGTTTCGGCACGTTCGCTGGATTCTTCAGCCATGCCGGTAAGCGGTGGCAGTTTCGGTTCCGTAGGCAACGGGCTAATGGTGATCAGTTCGCTGAACCGTTTTCCGTATAGTTCTTCTTCCGGTTCCCAATAGCCTTCTTCCGGTTCCGGTTTCCATTTGCGTACCAACGCCACAGGATCATCGGGCGATGCGTCAAGCGAATATTCGCCACCGGCAACACCGAACGTGCCTTCGGTCATGACGTATTCGATCTGTCCCGAATATTGTGCATCTTCGTCAAACCATGAGACGAAAGAACCTTCAGCGACCTCACCGGGCAACGCACGTTCCCCACCCGGCTCAATGCCTTCCTCGAGGCTGATAGCAACCATCTGCGCAATAGCGTCGGCTTTTGACTGGTGGCATCCCATGATCTCGCCATCATCTTTGATCGTTGCCCAACCTGCACAACCGACCACGCCTTGTTTGATGTAATACGGCATCGCTACTCCGTCTGCTTCAGCCACGAAACAACGTGACCATTTTTGGAAGAAACCGCATACAAGGCTTCTAGAGGGTTGATAATCAAATCTATGGATTCTTCTTTCAGCACACGGTAACCATTGTTCACGGTGACCGCTGAACCGCCGATATACATATCGGCTGTGTTGTCGTTGTTGTGGATACGCAACCTGAACGGGTTGACGTTCAGCCCGTCAATAAGTGTCGGAGTCAAACCGATCACCGTTGTGCCAGCAGTAAGCATCCCTAGACCTCGTAAGCCGATGCAGGATCTTCAGGGTTGATCTGTGCTATCTGTTGCAACTGCGTAGAAGGAACCCCTGTGTGGTTGATCGGGTCAAGCCCAACCGCCTGCAAGACGGCAGCAGGCTCAAAGCCTGACTGCACCAGCCGTTGCGCAATCTCCACCCGTGTCTGCGTTTCGGTCAGGTTGGCTGCGCCAAGATCGACGTTAGCCAACGGAACCCGGTACACATCACCACCGTCAACCGGCGTAAAATCTTCCAACCGGCGCACATCGTTGATCGACATATAACCCGACTGCAACGCTGTGCTGTACACGCTGGCACGGGTCTGCGAGTCGCCACGCAACAAGGCATCCACCGTGAACTTGATGAACACGCCATCGGGCAAAAGCTTGCTGTAGGCATCCTCGATCTTCACAATGTACGGGCGCAAAGTGTGGGTGGTGAAGTGAATCTGATTTGATTCCACCGACGCATACGACATCGCACCGGGCGTGGTCACCCCGAGCATCGAAGGTGGGCAACGGAAGATTCTGCACACTTCCTCAATCTGCAACCGGCGTGACTCCAGCATTTGTGCAGAATCAGGGTCAACGCCAGTCTTTACAAACTTTGCACCGGCAGACAGGATGCCGGGTCGGTGCGCCTTGCGCAAACCCTTGTGGCCTTCCTCAAAGCCATCGACAAGGTTCTTGGCTTGTTCTTTGGTCAGGTTGCCGGGGAACTCGATCACACCGTTGGTGGTTGAACCCTGCCCAAAGAACCGTGCAGCGAACTCTTCCAACGCCTTAGTCAGGCCAAGCGATTCCTTCAGCAGTTCAATACGGGACTCGCCACGCATCTGCCCCGGTCTGCGCATCTCGACAATATGAATCATGTCCTCATTCAGGATCACTTTGTCGGCGTGGGTTTCCCTGTAATAGATACGGCCCATGCCATCACGGTGAATGGAAACGTGCTGAGGATTCAGCACCGTCAGCCCGATGATCTCTAGCGACTCGTCACGGATGATGTGGGTAAAAGAGTTTCCGTCGATCAGCAATGAGAACAGCACTTCTTGGAAATGGTCTGTTTTGGTGATGTTGGATTCGGGATAGTCCAACCAAATCGGGCGTGGGCGCACCGGCACTCGCTGACCGTTCAACCGGCGATAGGTGTCCACAGGCAACGTAGAAATGCTGTCGGAAATCAAACGGGTACACGCATACACCGTGCCAAGTTTCAGCGAATCATCCTGCGTGATCACAGTACCGGCGTTGGTGGTCAAAGCATAAGAATCGCCTGCACCCCAAATGGTCTGAAACGAGATAGCACGTTCCTCGTTCTGTTTGCCTCGCAACCGTTCCAGCATCAGTTCCTTCTTCCGCTACCTATCGCAACCCCAAAAAGTAGCAAAGAAAAACCGGAAACGATGAAGCCTACACTTGCGCTGATCAGGAAACACCCGACCGCAAGCAGACACGCACCGCCGATCTCACACACATCTTGCGCCGAAAACTTGCCTAGAACCTTCTTCACATCCACTCCTATACGTTGAAAAACATTGGCACTAGCTCTTCAGGTGGTCGGCGTGACGCACGATCCAACGCCATCACCAAAGCAATAGCAGCGTCGATCTTGCGCCGACTCTTACCCTTCGACAGTCGCCAGCCGTTGTCGGTCATGCGTTGTGCAGCAGACAGAACCTGATCCGTGAAGGTGGGCGACCCGTCATGGCGCACCCGGTTGGCAACAATAAGTTCGTAGGCTTGACCGCAGGCTGGAACCATACGGTTTGCTGACTGTGGGAACTCAACCATTGGGATGCCATCGTCATGCAGAATCTCCGCAGACCGTTGGAAATATGCCGGATCAAATGCCACCTCTACAAGACTGTACTGCTGGTGCAGTTGCCGGATATGTGCTTCAACTTCTGCAACGTCAACACCGGCGTTCTCAGGATGCCAAATCTTGCACCCCGTCACATACTGTTCACCCTGCTTTTGTACGCAGACGATAGCGATGCTGTCATGCTTCAACGCCATATCGACCCCGACCCATGTAGGCGCATTCGCTTCCAACCCTACGGTGGGGTCGGTGCAGGCTTCCCACGCACCAGCCGGTAGCCACGACTCTTGGCTGCGTACCCATTGGGAAAGCCGGTAACGCCTGAACGATGTTTCGCTGGTCTGCTTCACAGCGGAGCGCATATCTTCAATGTCCAGCAAGCCTTCGGCAAGGTTCGGGTTTGCCCGATGCCATTGGGCTTCGTCGTGTATGTCGCAGTCAGGGTCGGCACTCCAAGAGAAGAACCCAAACGAGGGATCATCTATCTCACCTGATGCCACCCGTTTGCCGTATTGGTACAAGGTTCCACAGAGGGATTCAAGGTCAAAGCCCGGTGTGGTGATGCCCACCACCATCGGTTCCAAACGGTTACCCGATCCCAACGTGAGTGCGTCATAAAGTTCGGCGTTTGGCTGAACGTGCAGTTCGTCAAAGATCACCGTAGAAGGGTTTAAGCCCTGCGCCAGTTTCCCGTCAGATGACAGCACCCGATAGACAGAACCGAACTGTGGCACTTCAATGGCATCCCGATAGACCTTGCATTCCGCAGCCAGCAACGGGTTGTTCATGATCTGTGCTTTGGTTTCCCCGAACACGATCCGTGCCTGCTGTCTGTCACCGGCAGCCGAATACACTTCCGCACCCGGCTCACCGGAGAACAGCGAATACAACGCCATAGAAGAACCCAGCAAAGACTTGCCGTTCTTGCGTGGCAGTTCGATATAGACACGCCGATACCTGAGCCTGCCCTTGTGGTCACGTTCATACAGCGACTCCAACAGCCAGCGTTGCCAAGCCGTGAACCGCAACGGGTCACCAGCCTGAAACCCCTTCGTCACCGTGCAAAACGATTCGGCAAAGTTGATGACATGGCCCCCATCAGAAACCCCACCAACCCTGCCCGTATAAACGGCAGGAGACCAATCAGCGTTCGGCAGCAGCCCGTCTTGCAGCGATCTCTTGGTTGAGTTTGGCAAACGGATTCTCCTTCACTTCAGACACCCCGATACGGGAACGGTCAACCGGATTCATACCTAGTTCGCCAAGCGCAGCCGAAATCTGTTTGTCCAGTTCACGCAAAGCTTTGCGTTCACGCCACGCATCAGGATCAGACAAAACCCTGTGGCGCAACTGCTGACGTTCATCCATCGACTCACACACAAGTAGCACCGTCTCAGCATCAGCCGAAGGCTTCAGCCACGCCGAACACGACTGCCACACCCTGCCCCACAAATCCTGACCAGCCTTACCCAACGGCCTGTGCGCTTCAGGCAACAACGCCGGGGTCATCGGCAACGCCACAACATCAGCCGACGCAAGTTTGCGCCTGCCCGGATTACCGATCCTCGCCTTCTGAGAATCAGGCTTTCGATTCGTGCCACCTGAACCTTTACCGCCCATACAAAACCACCGTCAGTAGTGTTCCATAAAAGGTTGTTTGCTGCTACCGCACACACACGC